TGTCAATGGTCCTTTTGCTGAAAAGAACAGGTTCGACAAAAGGCCGATGTTAGGTGTTCCCAAATTAGGGGATAAATAATATAATGGCTTTAGTTCGCGTCACCTTAGGTGGCAAGCGTCTAGGCTATGTCAGAAACAATAAAGCTGGATCCACAACTATCATTAATTATCTTGGACAACTTCTCTGGAATGAAAAACCTACAACACCTAGTGGTACTAACGTACAGGATTTTTGTGGGAAAGATTCTTATATTGGAAGAGAGAAAGGATTTGAATCCTATCATAAAGAGCTTAAAGACTGTGAGATAAGAATTGCTGTCTACCGTGATCCTATTGATAAAATAGTTTCAGGTTTTTATTATTGTCAAAAACAATTTTCTTCTCTAAATGATCTAGATAATTTTTTAGATGGATATAATCAGCATTTAAAGCAAAATAATTATATCAGAGTTCATTGTCGAACTAACACTGATATGCTAGGCTCGGATCCTAGCATTTATACCCATGTTTGGAATACCAAAGAAATCAACTCTAAGCTCTTACCCTTCTTAGAAAAACTAGGGGGAGGAAGGATCCAAGAAACAAGACACAATGGTGGCAACCCTCCTAGAACCATTACGGAAGAACAGAAATCAAAAGCAAGAGAAGTAATGGCCGTTGATTATAAAAACGGCTGGTATAAATAGTTGATTCCTTCAATAATCTAGTATAATTTGGGGATATATAATACAATGGAGTTCAATGTTACAAAAAATAGAATTTTTACCTGGTTTCAACAAACAAGTTACTCCCACCGGAGCTGAAGGACAATGGACCGGTGGAGAAAAT